TAAAAATTTTGTCTTTATTTGTATCCCATATTTCTACAACAATAATAGGTTTATATTTCATAATTATATTATGAGCACCTACCAAAACAAAATATTCAAATCCCTCTACATCTATTTTTATAACACCAACATTTTTAAACTGATAGTGTATATCATCTAAACTAATAGATGGAACAAAAAGTCTTTTTTCATAATAATTTGTTGGAGGAATAAAAGGATAATTATAATTAGATATAGAATTATTATCAGTTGTGCTGTAAATAAAATTACAACCACGATTATAATTATTTTCACTCATTAAACATAGTTGTAACTTATTAGAAATAGCAAATGGATATACATTACATTTTACATGTGTTGTATTATCGAGTAACATTTTAATTGTATTTGTATCACACTCAAAACAATGAATATTACCAATATTTTTCCCTTTTTCCATTACAATTTTATTAACACCTAATGTTGTAAGACCAATATTAGCTCCAATATCAATAAATTCTTGGTTATTTTCAATATTATCAACAATAAGTTCGCATATTTTTTGCTTCCATATTTTATTATTGTTTTTTACAAAATTCAAAATATAGTCATTATATCCATATATGTTTTGTTTATACACAACACTATAAAAAATTTCACACAATTGTGAATTATTTGTCGTCATAATATACAAGGGAATTAGTATTTAATTTGTTATTCATATAATAACAAATTATTACACATTTGAAGAATTACAATATATTTATTTTTTGCGTGAATAATAAAACCCCAAAAATGTTTTCTTATTTTTAGAGTTTTTTAAGGTTTTCACTTTTGGAAGCCCTCTTTTTTTAACAGTCTTTGAGGCTTTCAGTGTCTTTTTTCCAGTTTTTGGGGTGTAGTTCAAAAACCATTCCTCATATTCTTTAGTCTTCTTTTTCGATTTCAGTTTTGAAAACATATCATTTTTGTGTCCCCTCATTTCTTCAACACTCTCTTGATGACCGTAGCAAGTGATACTGAAACGCCGTAACAGTCCCTTCTGCTGTAACCGATTCTTTTGTTGCACTTCAAACAGGAATTTTGACATACACAAAATTCTGTCCATAAATTCGTTGTAATACTCTCTGTTAGTGTATAAAAAGGCCAAATAAAAACTCAACATTGTGTCGATTGAAGCCACCTTGACTTTTTGTCCGCTCATTTCAATGACATTGTAGCTGTGACAAGCGATTGGTTTATAAACAAATGCAATAGTGTCTTTATCAACGACTATTTCGTAGTGTTCGGGAATGATTTCGCCGAGAGGCTCGTGTTTTATAATTTGGATGTTTTGAATACCAATATCGTAAAGCCGTTCTTTTACAATTTCGCAAGTTGTCTCAGGGTCGTTTGATAATACATCGAAATCAGGTATGTTTTCAACATTTCGTTTATGTTTGTTTGGCATATATCGTGAATACAAATTGATTGCATACCCACCAAAAAAAACGACGCCTTGATTAATTAATGTCTCTCGAACAACTTTGTATATCTCATCTTCGTGAGTAATATCTCCTATTAAACGACGCTGGTAATCCACTGTATTACAATCAGCCGTTTTCAATGGATAGTATTTATTTAATAATTCGAGCCGTTTGAACACTTTCTCAAATCGGTCAATTTGTCCAGCAGGGCGTGAGAGTTCCAAATACATCGCCATTTTAAGAAAATTGGCGGGACAATATAAAATCCCTTTGACACGCACCGCGTCTTTTTTTAAAGCATCAAACAGCTCTTGGGGGATAGAAGTGATGTCAGCTACACCCAAGAAATTACAAAACACTTTGAAGGTGCCTTTGTGGGCGCCAGCCTTTGCCACAACTTCTGAGTATCCTTTTTTAGCATACAAGTCCGCCAACTCCTTTGCATCCTCAAGAGCATTCGATGAGTAGAAATCATAGTCACTTAGTTCGATATTTTTGTCATATATCTTGTCTTGTTCAGGGAGAAGGGCATCGATCGCAATTCCACCGTAACAAATGAGGTTCTTTTTTTTCAAGAAATCTTCAACTATTTGATTCATTTCTTGGACTTCGGGCGTATTGACAAGCCGTTTGCCCATTTTTGCTTCCGCTAAATCAACTGCACTTCTAAGAATCGCTAATTCGCATTCTTGGAAGGACATAGATTTATCGCATTTTACAGTTTGTTTCTTCATATAGATTGTGTAGAAATTTATTGCACGGTGTAGAAATTTATTGCACGGTGTAGAAATTTATTGCACGGTTGAGAAATTTATTGCACGGTTGAGAAAATTATTAGACTTCAATTGTAACCCCAAGAGGTGCTTTTACATCTCTTGGCGCATACGAGAGAGCAGGGTCCTGTTTGATAGGTGGAGGGATTACGATAGGGACAAATCTCTTTCCAGTTTTAATTTCTGGGTTACTACTTAACCCTTCAACAATAAATAAATTATTATACATGAATACGAAGGTAATTACAACTAATATAATTACTATTGTTGTGTAGGTGTTTATCTTGTAACCGAGTATCTTCATTATAATATACTATACAAAAAAAAAATTTACTCTGGCTTTCTTACGAATGCGTATCCAGCTTCATCGAAGAAATTTATATCGCTCAACAGAAAATTATCCACATACTGATAACGCATTGCAACAAATTGACAGCCCAACTCTCTGGCGTAATCGCCACTTGGGTTCGGTGGATTGACACCTCCGTCAGGTAAAACTATACTCATATATGAACCCTTGTTGAAATTCTCCAATTCGTCAATGTCGGGACAATTTTTCGCTTGGAAATACTGATAAATCCTGATATTACCAGAATTGCTGGTAGCATTTACATACTCTACTAATTCAATGTTTTCAGCGAATGATTTGTTGCCTTCATCCACAATCAAAACAATCTTTCCTTCCAGATCTTTTAACTTGGTTAGACCCAAATTTTGATCATAATTTGTGTAACTGTATTGTTTTCCAAGCATTAGGGTAGTGTAAGATTTGAATATGTTGGCAAGGGCTTTATACATTTCTTGATTTTCACTTTTGAAACGCAAATGTAGAATAATGGGGTCGGCTTTATTGGGGGCACCATCGCCAAACCCATACATTTGAATAATTTTCATTGCATCTGCGAATTTCATCGAATTGTATGTTTCCTTAACATAATAATTATCGTTCGTTGATGTGGAAACTACGGGCACACCATCAATTGAATATATCTCAAAATCTAAGCATCTTGCACCTTGTTTCAAAACACTCTTTAAGTTGCAAACATTGACATAATCATTTTTATAACTTCCGCCAGAACAGCAATTGTAAGCTGTTTTTATGTAATAGTTGCACAAATAATCGCTTGATTCAGTTGAATTGATACATATTGATTTAATTTTTCCATTTACATCCGAATACATTTTTTCCATATAGGAACATTGATTGATTTCAAGTCTTTTGGTATATACTATATTCAATAATACCATACACACGATAAATATGATTAAAAATATTAACACATATGTGATGAATGATTGGTCTAAAGATTTTATTTTGTCAGCAACATCTGCAAATCGATTAGTCATAGTTTTAGTTATTGTTTCTTCAGCCATAATATACTGTTAGAGTAATTTTATAAAATAAATATTAAACAAAAGTATTTGTATATAAGAAATGACTGGCGGTTTAATGCAACTTGTCGCACAAGGACAACAAAATGTGATATTAAACGGAAATCCAAGCAAATCATTTTGGAAATCAAGTTATGCTAAATATACCAATTTCGGTCTTCAGCGATTTCGATTAGACCACGAAGGAACCCCCACTCTACGCTTAACAGAAGAATCCACATTCACATTCAAAGTGAAACGATATGCAGACTTGCTTATGGACTGTTATTTGTCTGTCACTTTGCCCAACATATGGTCACCGATAATGCCTCCTCGACTCAAAAATGATGGTTCGGGCGAATACACTACTTGGGCCCCATATGAATTCAAATGGATTGAAGATTTGGGAGCACAAATGATAAGTAAAGTTTCAATAACTTGTGGTAATCAAACCATACAGGAATATTCTGGCCGTTATTTGTTGGCATCAGTGCAACGTGATGTTGGTAAAAAGGGGCTCTTCGATGAGATGTCAGGCAACACCGCGGAATTTAACGACCCTGCGAACGACAGAGCACATGTGAATTCTTATCCCAACTCATACTATACTGATTCGCCAGCAGGGGCACAGCCGTCAATTAAGA